AATGGCATTTTCTGAACTCGGTCGCCGCGATGGTCTCGATCTCACCTGTCGGAGGGTCAGCATCTCATGATGCTGGCGTGGCGCCAGGGCGGGCACATTGCCAAGAATTGCGTTCTGCTCGATCCGGTGTTCCCATGGCCGGCACTGCACCATGGCCGCGAGGCGATGCGGCTCTGGGCGGCACGGCAAAACCTATTGCGCGCGGCGGGCGATGCGGGTCCTACGCGACTGATGTGGGGGTTGCTTGCTTCCGTCAAGGAAGACGGCGACGCGGTGATCAGCGTCTGGCCAGGCTATAGCAACGGCAGTCCGCGTCCGTGGAGCGATGGGGACAATGTCTGGAAACCGGCGCTGGCAGATATGGTCGACTTCGTGGGCAGGGATCTGCTGTGCGCGATCGATCTGCAGTGGATGCCAGGCGGCATTGAATTCCAGCGTTCGGAAACGGTAGCCAGCCTGCGTGATCGCAAGGGATTCTGGGGCTGGCGGAAGGGCGAGCGCGAACCAACCGCCAAACTGATCCGGGCCAACATGCATGGGCAATTCCGGTCAGGTCGCCCGCTCGCCACAGGAGCTGCATCATGGCCTTGAGCTTTTATAACTCTGCCGCCGAAGACCTGTTCGACGCCACCTGGGACTGGGTGGCTGACACCATCAACATCATGCTGATGACCAGCACCTACACGTTCTCGGCTGCGCATGCCTTCCGCAGCTCGATCACCAATGAGGTGACGGGGACCGGCTACACTGCCGGCGGCCTGGCGCTGGCCAGCAAGACGGCCTCGGCAGCTAATCCATGCGTGCTATCGGCTAACGATGTGGTCATCGCGCAGAGTGGCGCCGGGTTCGCCAACGCGCGCAAGTATAGCATCAGCAAGATCACCGGCGGTGCGTCCTCGACTGACCCGCTGCTGTGTTATGGGACGGCAGGAGCCGATTTCGGCAACATCGCAGGTCAGTTGACTTTGGACGTGCCCACGAATTTCATTCAGCTTTCGGTCTGATGGCCTATCCAACTTCCCGCACCGACGACAGCGCCGAGGCGGTGGCCGTTGAGATCGACGGCCAAGCCAGTGCAACGCTCGATCAACTGGAGAGCTGGCGGGTCAGGATTGCTGCCGGTGGCGATGTCAGCGGTAGCGAGGCGCACGCCAACTACCAGCGCTTGACTGCGCTGCGGACCTTCATGGCGGCCAAGATTGCCGCGGATCCGGTGGGGATAACCGACGCCTATCACCGGCACTTCACCGACCTTGGCCCGTTCGATCCGGTGGCCGAGGAAGCGGTTAGCCGCGCTGCGATCGACAGCTTTAAGACTTGGTTCCAGACCAACTGGCCGAAGACCACCCAAGGCTGGCCGGCCTTTGCTGCCTACGGCTCGACCGGCGAGCTGGTCGATCTGGCGGTGCCATTGACTACCAACCAGCGCAATACGGTCATCTCCAGGATCGATGCCGTCCTAGCAGCCTTCCTCTGAGCCGGCGCCGATGGCTATCGGCACCCCGGTTCATCTTGCCAGCGGGACTAGCACGGGTTCTCCTGTCACCAGTGCTGCGTTCACCCCGCCGGCCAATGTCCCGCTCTACGTACTGATTGTCCAGAAGTCCGACACGGTCCAGCTCGCTGGCGGGTCCACGCCGACCGACACGATTGGCGATCAGACCTGGGTGGCCGCTGGCCCCAATTTGGGCTCGCCTGCCAGCGGCTTCCCCTGCTGTCGCGCGCGCGTGTATCGCCGGCCTGGTGTGGCAAGCCCGGTCAGCATGACAGTCAGCCAAGTTCTGGCAACCGCGCCGGAAGCGGCCTCGATCAGTATTTTCTACGTCCCCGGCAGTGATTATCCGGTCACTAATACGGTCGCCGGTAGCAACGTGAATGGCGATCCAACCGCGTCCTTGTCGGTTGCCCCGGCAGCATCGAGCACGGTCATCGCTTGTTTTGGCGGTCGCGGCGCTCAGGCAGCTCCCGCGCCCACCAACTACACTCAGCTTTATTCTGATGTTGTTGGCAGCCATCATCGGTTTGCGCTCTTTTATGACAATGGCAGCGCGGCGACCGGTGCTACATTTTCGACCACCAATACCAACAGCATTCTCGCGCTATTGGAGTTTGTCGAGACGCCTGGGGCGACGACAGTTACCCTGGACACCGGCACTGTCGCGGTTGCTGGCGCCGATCTGGTCGTAGCCGCAGACGCAACGCTCGACACCGGCGCTGTGACCGTTGCCGGGGCGGAAATTAGCCCACTACTGTCTATTACCGTTGACGCTGGCGCCATCGCGGCGGTGGGCGCCGATCTTAGCGCTGCGACCTCCGTCCTGCTCGACACGGGCGCCATTGCCGTCAGTGGCACTAACATCACGCCGCTCGCGGCCGGCGCCGTCCTACTTGAGAGCGGCGCCGTCACCGTTGCTGGCAACAATGTCAACATCCTGGCGCCGTTCGCGCTCGCCCTGGACACCGGCGCCATTGCGGTCGCGGGGGCCAACGTCCTCGCTGGGGTGGATCTTGTTCTGGACAGCGGGGCGATTGCCGCCGCCGGGGCTGACCTTGACCCGAACCTAGCTGTGCTGCTCGACGCCGGCGCCATTGCTGCGACCGGGGAAGATCTAGCGGCTGCAGTCGTCGCTATGCTTGATGCCGGCACGATCGCCATAGTCGGCACTGAGCTGGAGCCAGGGACCTCGATTGCGCTGGAAGAGGGCGCGATCGACGGGATTGCCGGCTTTGATGTGACGCCACTTGGCCAGGGCGAGTATCTCCTCGACATCGGGACAATCGACGTAGCCGGCGATGATCTGAGCGCCAACGTCGTGGTGCTGCTGGATAGCGGCCTCGTTACCCTGAGCGGCAACGATATCAACGTGCACGAGGTTAGCCTGATCCACCTGACGGGCCGGCCCGAAACCACGTTGCTGCGCGGTAAATACGGCAACGGCAGTCTACGCGGCAGCTCGGACGCTATTGCCCTGAGGGGCCAGCGATAGGTTTAACGCATGACGATAACCGGTCAGAACTTCACCCTGCGACGCGGGGAAGATCGCACGATTCAATTCGTGATCGAGGGCGGTGCCGGGCTTACCGCGGCGTCCTGGTACACCTCGGCCAATCGCTCTTCTACCACCCAGGACTTGGTACTGGAGAGCGGCGACGGCATCACCCTCAACGACGCTGGCCCTGATTGCAATGTGTTCGTGACTATCAGTAAGACACGGAGCGAGGGGTTGCCGTTAGGCTGGCGCTATCACGAGCTCTGGGGCGTCGATGCTACCAGCAACGATCGCCATCTGGCCGAGGGCGGGATGGTGGTCGAGGACAGCCTGCGGACGATCCCGGAGTGAGCATCGAATCGGTCCTCTACGCGCGCCTGACCGGGTTCGCTGGCCTAACGGCACTGATCGGCAATCGGGTCCACAGCACGCCAGCACCGCAGGGCGTGGTGGTGCCATTCGTCACCTACGAGCAGATCTCAGCAGTGCGCGAGGCAGCCATGGGGGGCTGGATCGATGCACTGACCACACATTTCCAGCTGGATCTAATCGCCGCCACCGCAGCATCCCGTGGCCAGGTGCGACGCCAGCTGATCGCGGCATTCCAAGATTGGCGCGACCCTGCTTCCAGCCCGGTGGTGTTCGGCGCCCACGTCGAGAACGATCAAAGCACCTATGATGACGAAACGGCGCTATATCGGGCGATCATCGATGTGATCGTGGATCACCGCGAGAATGGCTGACTGCGCCCCATTCCACTGTGGAACCTGTGATGGTAGCGGCTGGGTCAACGGCGTCCAGTGCCCGACGTGCCATCTGCCGGGAGGATCGCAGACCCGATGGTCCATCCCCGTCAACGTCGACTGCAGCGACATTCTCGAGGTGTTGGCTGAAATCACGGCCATGATCCGTCGCCTTGGCGACGAAGCGCCGGAGCATCTCAAGGCCCGCGCCAGGGATATGCAGAGCGACGGCTTCTTCCAGGTCCGCACCGAAACCGAGGCCGACGGGAACGTCACCATCAAGGTCGTACCTGGCCATGATCTGCTGTCGATTTGGGCCGTCCTGATGGCCACCGCCCAGCATTAGTTTCGGCAGACGGCTTGCGGCACGCGCCGCACCACCACGCGCATGGGCGCCGAAATCCTCCGCGATGCTGCCGTCTGGGGTCGAGAGTTCGATCTCCAGTCCTCGAGCAATCGTGCCTCTCTCGAGATGACCGCGGAGGCGCAGGAATGCACGCCATTCGGCGCCACCTCGCGCGTCTATGCCGTCGGCCTGCCGCGCGTGCCGTTTTCCTTCGCTGGTTATCCGGCAACTGACGATGTCGAGCTGGCGCTGTTCACCCTCGCCGGGCTCACCGATCTGCCCTTGACGATGTCCAAAGCCAAGACGGTCGGCGCGGTTGCTTTCGTTGGTCAGGTGTTGGATGCCGAGTACTCGACCACCTGGAGCCATGCCGAGGTCCGCACCTTCCAGAGCAGCGGCGAGCTGACTCAGCGCAGCTTCGGGCGCGGCCGGGTCATGCATCTCGGTTCGGCGGTGGCTGCGACCGGTGCCGGCGGCATCCAGTTGCTACGCGGCATCTCGCTGAACAAGCAGGCCCACGCGACGCTGCATGTCACGGCCATGACCGGCACGCCAACTTTCACCGGCAAGATCGAATCCGATGATGCAATCGGGTTCACCACGCCGACTACGCGAGCGACGTTCACCGCAATCACCAACACGCCGACGTTCGGCTCCGAGCTGGTTCACATCTCCGGTCTGATCGCAGACACCTACTGGCGCTTCAGCTGGACCATCACTGGAACCGGCACCGTGACCTTCGTTGCTGCCCTGGGCTTCGAAGAGCCCGTGTGAGGACTCATGGCTGAGATCATCAGAAACGCGAAAGTGCAGATCGGCTCTTTCGACTTTGCCAACAACGCGAAGGCCTGCACGATTAATTATACCATACCGACGCAGGAGGTAACTGGCTTCGGCGATACCTCCAAGCGGTTCGTGCTCGACATTAGCGAGTGGAACGCCAGCATCGATTTCACCGATGATTTCGTCGACAACGGCTTGAACGAAATGCTCTGGACCTGGGTGACTGGCGGTGTCGAGGTCGCGTTCAAGGCGCGCAAGGATGACGCGACGATCGGACCGACAAATCCCGAATATCAGGGGAACGTGCTGGTGCTGAATGCCCAGGTGTTTGCAGCTGGCGTCGGGCAGGTGGCCGGCGGCACGCTCAACCTCCAGGGCAGCGGTCC